CTAGCTACCAGGATTGCCCGCGGAATGACCGTTCACGGTCTTTTCGATGGTCTATGGGATTTACTCCCATGGTCCTGGATAATAGACTGGTTTACCAATGTTAGTAAGTATGCGAGAGCATACGCTAACACTGTACCTGTGAGTGGATCTGACATGTGTTTCATGTCCGAATCCATCCGCACGTATACACCTCAGGGAGTTACCTACAGGGGTTGTTCTGACCCCTCGGTAACTGTTTCAGGATCCTACACTCGGTCGCAAAAGACACGTACTGTCTCTTCGACCGTCTCAGCAGGCTACAACGTGCCCTACTTGGACACGTTTCGGTTGTCAATCCTAGGTGCGTTGTTCGTTCAACGCGCAAAGCGTTGACGGACCACAACCTTAGGAAAGGACTACTCTCATGCTTGGCTCTACCCTCACCATTACGCTTGATGGGTCTGGCGGCACTGCAAAAGTGCTACCTCTCATCAACCAGGATGGTTACTCGTCCGAGTATTACTTGGACGACACCACCGTGACATACCGTGCGAAAGTGCGGCATTCACGGGACAACGTCAAGGCCGGATCTCAGGCGTTTGACCGTCACACTGTGACGTTCACACGTTATCTGAAGCCCGACGGCGACGTTCCTGGTTCGCAATCTGACATCACGTTTATCATTCGGAATGATCCGAATGGAGCGTCGTCAGATATTATCGACGTGTCCGAGGCCATGTCTTATTACATGGTCAAGGCCGGCGGTATTGCTGCGAAGCTGCTGGGATGGGAAAGCTAGGTCACCTAAGTAGGGACCTCTCTTATCCCACTCAGCAAGGTGTGGGCTCTGCCTAGCCGTAGACAGCTAACCATGGAGTAACTACCATGTCAACTGTGAAAAGCTACGCAGAGTTGGTCCTAGGAACGATGGCGGCACTGTTGAAAGACTGTGCCGTCTGGTACCCGGACCTGGCCAGAGAGTTTGACCGAGACTTTCAGCGGTTAAGCTCAGCGGTCGAGTGTCATGGCATCAAGTTTGTTCTTGATGTCATGCCAGCTTATCGAAAACACTTCGATATGTGTCTCGATAAGCGGCGTCTCACTTCCTCTCATCTCACCCATTTCGGGCCTGATAAGAAGAAGGGAGTTATCCCGCGATTGTTTCGGGGGTTAACTCTACGCGTTTTCGACCGTACTGGCTCCCTAAAGCCAAACCCTGATCCACAGGCCGTCTTCCTTCTCCGGCAACTCCTTGGAGTTTGTCGGAAATTGAAGTTGACCTGTTCTCCCAAACAGCGCGCAAGTGCTGTTAGGGAGTTCATCAAGGTTGATAGCGCGATCCGGGCTGGAGACCTTAACTGGTCTGCCGGCCCGAACTTTGATTCAAGCGGGTCCAGCAGTCTGTCTTTCACAGATCTGTCTGTTGCCGAGGAATCATCGAATCTCCCCTTGTTTGGGGAAATTTCGTGCTATGGTAAAGAGCACTATGAACTGCTCAGAAATGTTCAGACTGTGTCTGACATTATCTGCTCAGTTTTGGGTCCTTTTGACCCATCTCTTTACCGCTTTAGACATGGACCTGGCGCCGTTGCAGACCATAGATACGGGACATACAAGTATGTCTTTGATCAATGGCCTACGCGGCTCGAAGCTGTTTTCCCTTATAGCGAATTCGCGGTTGCGAATTACTCTATCGGGGAAATCACTGACTGCACAGGTGAACTTTCCGTTTCGGAAAGCCCCGCGAAGCTCTGCGCGGTACCAAAGACGATCTCGAAACCACGGCTCATCGCCGCGGAACCGAGTTATCTTCAATGGTGCCAGCAGTCGATTCGTGACTACCTATACAGTCAGGTCAGTAGCTCATTCTTGTCTCAGTTCGTTACTTTCAACGATCAGAGCAAGAATGGTCAACTGGCTCTTCGCGCCTCCATCGATCTCACGCATTCGACAATTGATTTGTCGGAGGCGTCCGATCGTATATCCTGTTGGCATGTCGAGCGTTTGTTTCGACAATGTCCAACATTGCTTGACGCACTGCAGGCCTCGCGGTCTGTGTACCTCAAGCAGGATATATGTAAGTACTCCCCTGGTTGGTTACCAATCAGGAAGTACTCAACGATGGGCAACGCAACGACGTTTCCCGTGCAATCGTTGTTCTTTCTAGCACTTGCGATTGCTAGCGTACTTACTGTACGAAAGCAGCGCATTACTATTAAGAACATCCGATCGCTCGGATCGTCGCAGGTTCGCGTCTTTGGAGACGATATCATCGTCCCCTCAGACGG